CTTCCATTTGGTTAAAAATTCTGTATTTTTGGTAGCCCCTAATATAGTAGTTACACTAGGAAGTCTATAAGAACTTACTTCATAAACACGTTTTCCAGTATCTGGATCCGTGATTTGTTTTCCGTCTAAGTAATTGTATTTACTACTCTTCTTCATTAATATTAATTTCTTCTAAAAGTTGTTTATTTGACTTACTATTAAAATAATCATCTTTCTTTTTATTTCTAATTACTTGTGATTTAAACTTAGAAGTTCTAACTTCTTTTGCTACAGGATTAAATATCCTTGCATAACCTTCATCATAAGCTTTGTTAGAAGGTCTACTTCTCCCGTCGTACTTTTCTTTTTTTGTAGCCATAACCTTCCTTTCTATTTCCATATAATTTAATCCAGGACCAGGAGTTAATCTTTCCAGACCACTCCATAACCCTATCTAAAAACATATAAATATATTTATCAAACATCAGTGTACTGACATTCCTTCTTCTCCAATATCAGAAAAATCTTCATCGCCATAATCATAAAGTTCTCCTTGAGAATCACAATCCCAACATTGATGAATCATATCTTCTGTATCCATAATACATGCGACTTTTACGTAGCCATTACCTTTACAAGTAGGACATACGTATACTTTTTTAACTTTTCTTGAACTTGCCATTTAGTTTTTTCGCTTTCTCATTTGCTAATGCATTAATTGTTTTTGCTACAGACAATTCTGCGTCAGGAAAAATAACCTTCGACAATTTCTGTAAAGTAGCGTATGTTTCTTTTGTTAGAGAAACATTTTTATATTTAGTCATATCTGTCATATGCGTTTCCTTTCATTTTAAAAACTTAATATAGGTGATAATATAGGATTGTCAATGATAAAAGTATTTATTTTTTCTTTAGCTATTTGTAGCGGTACTATGCAAACTTGTACTGAATTACCAGGTGCTACTAAAGTTTTTGACAACTATAGAGATTGTGCATTATATGGATATGAATACTCTCTTGACTATTTATCAATCTATGATGAAAAATTATTAACAAATAATAGAGTTTATACAATATTTAAATGTAAAGAATCGTTGACTCAATCTAGCTAATATGTTAGTGGATATTTAATCTTCTCACCAAGAACCTATCCCACAATATTTCCCTCTTAGGGATAGGTCTATTTAATTCATTTCAAACCAGCTGCTTTCCGTGCACGTACTCACAGCCGGCCAAACTCCAGGTTGCTACCTTGCGGTCATCGCTAACGTACAGGGAAATGCCATTGGCAAGATTTGGACGCCCTTGAGCTTTCAAATTTTATTTACAAATACACCCGTAAAATTCACCAGTGCCATTATTCATGACATGAACATTGTACGGTGCATCATAATACGTGGTCAGATGTACACGTAGTATGTCACATAGATCAAAACAATCTATGTCACTTAATAATTTTATTCCTTCCATCATCTCTTTTGTAACTGTCACCAGTTGATAGAGTTCATCGCTTAACAGTATAAGTTCCATTATTTTTTTCTAGTAGGTCTAACATAATCGTTAGTTCTAGTTCCCCAATTAATAATGTTTTTTAAACCTGTTGCGTGTAAATTTATATTTACACCATAAGGACGCCAAGCTTTTTTCATTAAGTTTAGTTCAAGTAAAAGATTAGACCACTGTCCTTGAGCAGCACCATTTACTTTGATTGTTATTGTTTTTTCTTTCATGTTAAATTTATCTCCTTATCTCTTCTACCAGGTATCCATGCACGTACCATTGGTGGATCATTTAACCCGTCCATAGCATCTATATACACAGTCAATTCACCTGCATTTGTTTTCATAGTTACATAACAAGTACCTTTGTTTCTAACATCAAACTTTATGCCTTTAGCATATCTTTTTTCAAAGTTATTTTTCATTGTTTTCTCCTTTATTACTTTCATGTCCTATATATAGGATACTAATGGATGTTTGTCAACCCTTACCTTGGCCTTTATAACGGCGCATTCTTTGCTGTCTTTTCTCACTTTTATTTTTATTTTTTTTGTGTTGCCGTGGTCCACGTTTCTTGGGTTTATCTCGAGGGGTAAAGAACTTGAAACTTTGTTTAGCCATCTTTCCATTCTTTTACAAAAGGTGTAGCATCTTTTGGTCTTGTAATGTGTGGTAGATAACTTATTTTACCATTAACATGTTGCTCTAAATCAGTGCCACAATTCATACATCTATACAATTGATTTGTAAGTCCTACTAACATAGTAAACTCTTCACATGTTGGGCATTTACCATTTACTATTTCTGTCTGTATTTTCATTACTCTAATATTAGCTTTTTTATCGAGAAAGATCCATCTATATTTTTTTCAAGTTCAGCCATAGATTTTAGGCACTGGTAAATAATATTGTCTTTTGTATTCGTTCTCATCGCGACACGTTTGCCTTTAAGGCAATCAGACATAGATACTTGGATTCTGTGTTCCTTGATCTCTCCGTTGACAATCATAAGTAGGGCTACCACCAACTCTGTCATAAAATTTTACCTTTGTTTTCACCTTGCTTGACAACGTATTTTTGTGTACCATGCTTGCCAGTTTCTACTTCTTTTTTTAAATTTTTAGTAAAGCTCATTTGTTTAGCTTTCTTTTCCATGTCTTCTAAATACTGTACAATTTTTCTAGTAACTCTTTCCATTTTCTCTAACTTTATCTTTAAGTTTCTCAATATCTTGCAAAGCTTTTTCAAGTAATTGCTTGTTAAATTCTATATTAACTTTGTTTGTTACATTCTGTTCTTGATTTAAAATTAATTTTTCTACGTCAGAAAAAAGTGATTCGAGAAGCATGAATTGTTCTTGGTCCACGGGTTTTTGATCGCTAGCTTTAAGTAAATCAGCTTGCATTAACTCACGTGAGGTCTCTAACGATACTAACCTCGAAGTCAGTTCCGTATATGCGAACACTCCAGCTGCAACAGCTATAACTATACCTATCATGTTTTTAATTGGCATTGCCACTGATGTTTCTTCTGATATTTTCATCTAACTGGACCTCCGAAGAATGCTAGGAGACAAAGAGCAATAATTAAAATTGCTGTGAATCTATAATCCATCCTAGCACACTCCATAATCATTACTTTAATACGTAAGCTACAATAAGTACAACAACTACAAGACATTCAATCTTGTGGTCAGACCAGTAATGCATAGCTTTACTTTTCATTTTATTAATCATTTTTTTTCTCCTCGATTTCATAAAAGAACTTATCCGTATCTTCTGTACGCCAAGCCCTGCTATCTTCAACGTTCCACTCAGAGGTTTGCACTTTCCAGTCAGGAATATTATCTTTCACAGTGAA